AAAAGCTCATAGAAGCACAAGACGCATACACACGCACTGATACCTATGACACAAAAGATGAAGCACCAGAGGGCGCAACAGAACGTACAAGACTAGGTGTAAGATATCCTGAGTTACTAGCATTCATTGGTTCAGCAACAGAACAAAGACTGACTAACATTGAGTCTAGACTAGACGCATTGGAGGCAGAATAACAACCCTTATAAATAATTGAGAATAAGTGATTTGAAAAAGGAGACACTTTAATATGACTACAGAAAATAAAGAAATTGTTTCAGTTGATGGTAAAGACTATATTATTGAGGATATGACAGCGGAACAGCAGTATATTCTTACTCAACTAAGAAATATAAATTCAAAAAAACAAAATATTAATATTGAGTTGGATCAGTTAAATGCAGCTTTACAGTTTTTTAATACTGCATTGGGTAACAGCTTAAAAACTGAGGAAAAATCAGAAGACACAGAAGGTGCCGAGTCTGAGTAAAATAGCATTTTGCCCTTTTTATAAATACTTCTAATAGGGGGTAACTCAAATGCGTTCTAGAAATATGGAATTAAAGTCTGACCTTGCAAATCTATTTAAAGATTTGGAAGAGGCTAAACGCACGAGCCGAAAAGTTGTTCCTATTTCAAAATCTACAATAGATCAATCTGATATCAAAGACCTTTTTAGTGGCTTGGAAGAAGCTTCTAAAGAGGCTAAAATTGTGGAAAAACAACGTAAAGATTATGTTGAAACAACTTCTACTGATGTATCAAACTTAATTAAAGAATTAGAGGAAATCTCAAAAGAAACAAAAAGTGAGGCTCCTAGAATACCTCGTAAAAAGGGTCAACCAGCTGGTTCTGATAAACACTCAGATTTATACACTGATGAAAATCCAAAAGGAACAATTCATGGCTTAGGTTTTAAAGATGTTAAAACTGCCAAAGCAAGTATAAAGAAAATAGAAAGTTCTGGAAGAACTCACGCCCATAAAATTCAAGCTGCTATTGCAATGGAACAACGTGCAAAGGTTATGGGTAAAACTAAAGAGGCAGCAGTATATCGTGCATTCATCGAAAAGATGAAAAAGATTACCAAAGAAAAAAATAAAAAAGAAGAAAATATTAAACTGGAAGCACTTGAAGAAGTTTTAAGTGGATTAGTGGATATTGTTGAAGAAGTTGAAGAAGAACAAGTTGAGGTTTTAAAAGAACTAGATGATACACCAAAACCTAAAGAGGTAAAAGAAGAGGTAAATCTTGTAAATAATGCTATCATACATTTAGATGATAAGAAAAAGAAAAAACCTGATATTAAAGAAGAGATAACTGATATCACATCTCTACGAAAAGAGTTTGACAATTTTAGATCACTTATCTCACAACAAATTGCTTCTTCACAAATGTCTGGTGCTGGTGGTGGTGAAGTAAGATTAGAATTTTTAGATGATGTTCAAAGGTCTACTGCAAAAGTAAATGGTAAGTTTTTAAAGTTTGATTCTTCTGTTGGAAAATTTGTTGGTGATGATGCTGGTGGAAATACTACAACTCTTGCGAGTGGTATAACTGCATCAACTGTAACTACTTTTTCCTCTGCTAATGATCGTATTCTTTCGTTACCAGATAAAACTGGTTTAATAAGTTTAGTCGGTGGTATAACAACGGCAGCTGATGACGATATTGTACTAGATGCAACGGATAGTAGTGGTGGAGATGATGGTGGTAGACTATTACTAGAGGATGTTATGGATGGTGACACAGGAAGCTTTTTATCCCAACATGGTATGACATTTTCAAATAATGATTTATCACTGTCTGGTAAATTGAGTGTATCTGGAGGAATAGATGGTAATCTGTTATCATCTGGTAATTTTATATTTGAGGGTGCAACTGATGATGCATTTGAAACTGCACTTACTGCAATAGACCCAACTGCAGATCGTACCATATCATTTCCAAACCAAACAGGACTAGTAAGTTTGGTCGGTGGAATAAAATCAAATGCTGATGATGATATCGTACTAGATGGAACAGATAGCAGTGGAACTGGTGCAGGCAGTAGATTACTATTAGAAGATGTTATGGATGGAGATACTGGTGGTTTCCTATCTCAGCATGGTGTAACATTTCTAGATGATGACTTATCTCTCACAGGCAACCTTACAATAAGTGGTGACTTTACAGTTAATGGAACTACAACTACAGTAAATCAAACAGTTGTTAACGTAACAGAAGCTTTTGTATTTGAGGGTGCAACTGCAGATTCACACGAAACAACTCTTAGAGTTGATGAACCAACTGCTGATAGAAAAGCATCGTTACAGGATAAGACAGGTACTATTGCATTATTGTCTGGATTTGGAATGGATGGAACTGATCTTAACTTTCAAAGAATAGTGCTTGAAGATGATACTAGACTTTTATTAGAAGGAAGTGGTTTACAAAGAATAGCTCTTGAAGATGATAATAGACTTTTACTACAAGGTGATGATGGAGGATTATTACTAAATGAAAACTCTGAAACAGGTGCTACTGGAACATTACTAAATGAGGACTCTGAAACGTCTGTTGGTAATGAAGGAGATTTTATTGTTTTAGATACATCAGATGATGAAAATGATAGATTATTATTTGAAGATGGAACAACAGACCCATTGGCAGTTTTGGCTTCTCATGGTATTTCACTAGTTGGTCAAGGTTGGAACGCTTTCCGCTTCGATAATACCTAAATAAGAGACAAAGGAAAAAAATAATGGCTATACCTACAACAAAAGCAACATTTAAAAGTTATTGTCTTAGAGCTTTGGGTTTTGGTGTTATAGATATTAACGTGTCTGATGATCAAGCAGATGATCGTATTGATGAGGCACTACAATATTTTGCACAATATCATTATGATGGTATTGAAAAAATGTACTTAAAATATCAAGTAACTGCAGATGATATTACAAGAGCAACTTCAAATGATACAACCACAGCCACAGATTCAGTAGACAGTAATATTACATCCACATTTTCTGAAGGAAAAAATTTTATACCAATGCCCTCAGCTGTGGTTTCAGTTCTTAATATATTTCCCTTTGATGATCAAGCAACAAATAATATGTTTGACATAAGGTATCAATTAAGATTAAATGATTTGTATGATTTTTCTTCAACTTCAATTATACATTATCAAATGACTATGCAACAATTAGATTTTCTTTCTCATATACTCGTTGGAGAAAAACCTATTCGTTTTAATCAACATCAAAATAGATTATATATTGACATGGATTGGACTAATGATATTAAAGCTGGAGAATTTTTAATTATTGAGTGTTATCGTAAAATTGATCCAACCACATATACAGATATATTTGATGATATCTATCTAAAAAGATATGCCACAGCTTTAATTAAAAAACAGTGGGGTGCAAACCTTTCTAAATTCAATGGTGTTGCAATGTTGGGTGGTGTAACTATGAATGGTGAAACTATTTACTCACAAGCAATTGAAGAGTTAGATAAATTAGAAGAACAAATTCAGTTATCATTCGAGACACCAATTGATTATATGGTAGGATAGAGTTATGGCTGTCAACACCGCATTTCATACTAGTAACTTACATTCTCTGGCAACTGAAAGAAGTTTATATCAAAACTTAATTAAAGAAGCTATACAAATATATGGACATGATGTCTATTATGTTAATAGAACAACTGTTGCTTTAGATAATGTTTTAGGAGAAGACTCTCTTTCTAAATTTACAACACAACATCCCATAGAAATGTATGTTGAAGATGCAGAGGGATTTGGTGGTGACAGAGAAATAATAAATCAGTTTGGTTTAGAAAATCGTAATGAAATCACTTTTGTAGTTTCTAAAGAACGCTTCCAAGAAATGGATAGTCAAATTTCAATTGAGGATGGCACAGATACTAGTAGTGGTGGTTCTATACTTTTAGAAGATGGTACTATAAATCAAAGTGATAACTCTTCAGTATTAACTACAGTAAGTGGTGATACTTTTTATATTCTCATGGATACTGCTACAACAGATGCAGATAGACCGTTAGAGGGTGATTTAGTATATCATCCAGTATTAGCAAAAATGTTTGAAATTAGTTTTGTAGACCATGATGAACCATTTTATCAATTAGATAATAATCCAGTTTATAAACTTAGATGTAAACAGTATGAGTATTCTGGTGAAATAATTGATACTGGTATAACAACAATAGATGAAATAGAAGATGATTTAAGTGAAGATACTTCTCAGTATCAATTTACTTTAGAACAAACATCTGCTTACAACGAAAGTATTGCACTTGAGTTTAGCACTAATTTCACATATACAGATTCACTATTGATGGAAGACGGAGATACAGTGGTACACGAAGATGACTCAAGCTCTGTAGGTGAAAGCATACTACTTGAAAATGCAGCAGATACAGGTAATCCACAATACCTAATTTCAGAAGACTATATAATAGGTGACGGCGATACAGATAAAACAACACAAAACGAATTATTTGAAACCCTTGATGACACAGTTTTAGATTTTTCAGAAAGAAACCCATTTGGTGATGTAGGGAGTACATAATGTTAGGACAACAATTTTACCATGAAACGATAAGAAATGTCATAGTTGCATTTGGAACTATGTTTAATAATATACAAATAGTTCGTAAAAATAATAGTGGAACTGTGGTACAAACTATGAAAGTTCCCTTGGCATACGGGCCAAAACAAAAGTTTTTAGTAAGACTTGATCAAGACCCATCAGCATCAAGTGCCACAGCTATAACTTTACCAAGACTAGGTTTTGAAATTGGTGGATTAACTTATGATCCAATTCGTAAAATGAATCGTGTTCAAAAGTTTAAAAAGGTAAAATCCTCATCTTCTGATTCAAATAAACTTGATACTCAGTATATGCCTGTTCCCTACAATATGGATATTACACTATATGCAATGGCAAAAAATTCTGATGATGCATTACAAATTGTTGAACAGATACTTCCTTTTTTTCAACCAGATTATACATTAACAATTAATGATATGACTGACATGGGTATTAAAAAAGATGTTCCTATTATTCTAAATGACATAAGTTATGAAGATAGTTATCAGGGAGATTTTCAAGCAAGAAGAGCAATAATTTATACTATGTCATTTACCTCTAAATTTTTCCTATATGGCCCAGTTACATCTAGTAAAGTTATTAAAACTGTACAAGTGGATCAATATGCAAATCTACCAGATGTTACTCCTACGAGAGAGCAAAGGTATACAGTTACACCTAGTCCAGTTTCTGCAGATGCAGACGATGATTTTGGATTTAATGAAACATCATCTTTCTTTGAGGATGCCAAAAACTTTGATCCAGTAAGTGGTACTGATGTTAAAAAATGAGGAATGCAGAGGACATAGTAAATGAGGCACTTGGAATAATTAATCCAGTAGATAAAGCTATTGCTGAAAGTTCATCGACTAGACAAAAAATTATACCACCAACTTCTAATGAAGACGATGTTGAAAATGATTACAAATATCAAAGAGAAAATTTTTATGGTTTAGTTGAAAGAGGACAAGATGCAATTGATGGTATCTTAGAACTTGCAAAAGAAGGTGAACATCCAAGAGCATATGAGGTTGCTGGAAATCTTATTAAACAAGTTGCAGAAGTAACAGAAAAACTTGGTGACTTACAAGAAAAAATGCGTAAACTAAAAGAAGTTCCAGACTCTGCACCAAAAAATGTTACCAATGCATTATTTGTTGGTTCTACTGCTGAATTACAAAAAATGTTAAAAGGTAAGTCTGATGGCTGAAGCTACCTATCTAGGTAACCCAAATCTTAAAAAAGCAAATGTACAACAGGAATGGACTAAAAAACAACTTTTAGAATATTCTAGGTGTATGGATGATCCATTATATTTTATTCAAAACTATGTTAAAATTGTTTCTTTGGATGAAGGTTTAGTTCCATTTAAAATGTATCCCTTTCAAAAAGAAATGGTTGGTACATTTCACAATAATCGTTTTACTATTTGTAAGTTACCAAGACAGTCTGGTAAGTCTACAACAATGATATCTTATCTACTACACTATGCATTATTTAATCCAAGTGTTAATATTGCAATACTTGCTAACAAGGCTGCAACTGCACGTGACCTTTTGGGAAGATTACAGTTAGCATATGAACATTTACCACAATGGTTACAACAAGGAGTTATGTCATGGAACAAAGGGAGTCTTGAACTTGAAAACGGATCGAAAATTTTGGCTTCGTCTACTTCTGCTAGTGCTGTTCGTGGCGGTTCATACAATATCATATTTTTGGATGAGTTCGCCTACGTTCCAAGTAATGTTGCAGAACAATTCTTTAGTTCAGTTTATCCTACAATAAGCTCAGGTAAAACTACTAAAGTTATGATTGTATCAACACCTCATGGTATGAATATGTTTTATAAAATTTGGACTGAGGCTGAAGAACAAAGAAATAGTTATATACCCATAGAGGTTCATTGGAGTGAAGTTCCTGGCCGTGATGAAAAATGGAAAAAAGAAACAATAGCTAACACCAGTGAACAACAATTTAATACAGAATTTGAGTGCGAGTTTCTTGGTTCTATAGACACACTTATTACATCATCCAAATTAAGAACACTTACATATAAAACTCCAATACAATCGAATGCTGGTCTTGATGTTTATGAACAGCCGAAAGAGGGTAATACATACCTTATAACTGCAGATGTGTCTAGAGGAA